ACCACGACCCGACCGGCGAGCACCGACAGGCCCCGGTTCACCGAACCGAGCCAGTTCAGGAAGTTGTTCCGCGACCCGCGTCCGGTGAGCCTGCCGATCCGGTCCGACATGGTCTCCCAGCGGCGGTTCAGGCGCCGGACCACCGGGGCTGTGGTCTCCATCTCGAACCGCATCTCCCGAAGGCGGCGCGCCTGCTGGTCGGACAGCGCATTGGAGGACCGGTTCTCCTTCGACAGCAGTTCCAACTCCTCGCGGACCTGACGGATGCTGTGGCCGAACTGCTCGGTCCCGTTGGTGACACGCTGCACCCGCTCGGACAACTCGCCGAACGCCTCACGGTGCCCCTGCTTGATCTCCTGCCGCCACTTCTCCCGGGCAAGGATGCTCTCCTGAAGGCGCTTCAACTCACTCTTGTGCAGACGCTCCTGCTCGCGGTCGAACGCCTCGTTCAACTTGTTCGTGTCGCGGAGGTGATTCTCGTCGGCCTTCAGTTGCTCGTCACGGATCTGCTTCCGGGCCTCCGCCGCCAGTCGGCGCAACTGCCGCTCGTCGCCGAGGAAGCCCTCCAGATCGGTGAGCGTCAGGGAACCCTTGTCCAACTGGTCCCGGAGCATCGCGGTCATCCGGCGCCCCACCTCGGGGTCGCCCATGGTCTCCCGGAACCTCTTGTTCATGCTCCGGAACAGCGGGACGGTCAGTCGATCCTGATCGGCGACGAACCGCCCGAGGCCCTCCTCCAGAGCGGAGGCGAGTTCCCGGATCTTCACCGACCGGTTCTTCTTCTGCTGCTCGGTGAAGCCCTTGTCATAGGCTGCTGAGTGCTCCCGGCCTGCCTTCTGCCACTCGGGGTCGAGATCGTCCATCTCGGACTGGATCTCCTTGCTCATCCCCTTGCCGTCGGCATGGACGCGAATGAAGGCGTCGCCGATCTTCTCGCCCCGTGGCACGGGTCAGTCCCCCTGAATGGACGCGAGCCCGGAGAGAGCGGCGAACGCTGCGTTCTCCTCGTCGATCATCTCTTGGGTCACCTCCTGCTTGCGGCCCGGGATCGGGGCGTCGAGTTCGGCCTTCAGGGCCTCGATGTCCTGTTCGGGGGTGTGTCTGATCAGCCAGACGTAGACGAGATCACAGAACCAGTGACTGGGGAGTCGGAGTAGGTCAACTCCGGGGTGATCGGCCCGGAGGAAGGGCCAGTTGGCGGCGGCGGCGGCATAGAGTCGGATGGTCTTTGCGTAGGGTTTCCCGACCAGCGCTCCATCAGGCTTTCGAGGATCTTCTCCAAGTCCTCGGCCCCGAAGGTGTTCTTCGGGTTGATCAGCAGGTCCAGCAGGTAGGTCTGGGTGTTGTCGTCGAGCAGCGAGTCGAGGAAGTTGAGCATGGTCGAAACCTGCTCCGAGTCCTTCTTCTTCTTCGCCAGCAGGATCGTCACGTAGGCGATCTGACCACTGGTCGGCTGCGCGAGCGCATAGCAGGGCTTGCCACCCACCGTGAACTCGATCCAGTTCTGCGGCTCGGCCACTTCCTCCACCGCGATGTCGAATGCGGACATCTCCGTCTCCTCTCGTTGGGTTACAGCAACAGAGTAGGTCGGCGCGGAAAGTTTGTGACTCCCCCTCTTGGACAGGGGTCACCTGAGGCTGGTGGTGGCTCCGCCCCACGGGTCGTTCCAGAAGGCGGAGGCGATCGAGGTGTGCTTGCGTGCCACTCGCGCCGCACCTCGGGCGATGAAGTGCTGCGCGGTCTGTCCTCGACGTTCGGTGACCATGGTGACCGGGCCGTACAGGCTCTGCCTGCCGATGGCCTGACCGCCGTGAATCCGGCCCCGCTCGTCCCGGTGACCCTGCGCATAGGTGTCGGTGCCCTGATCGACGAACTCGGCGTACCCGGGGAGTCGGAGGGACAGTGTCACCCGCAGAGGACCGGAGCGCCGCACCGAGGAGCCGATGGACGCCTTCAGGTTCCCCGACCGACTGGGTGCCTCGGCGGTGACAGCCTGATCGAGCCTGCGGGCCACGCTGCGCGCCCACTGCCCCACAGGCTTCGAGGAGCCGAACATCCGCTCCGGCTCCAGCACCACGTATCCGGCGCGGATCTTCCGTACCGAAACCATGTCAGATCAGCACCGAGACGGTCCAGATGCCACCGGCCACGAGTCCCTGTGGCCCGATCGGGCTGTAGGTGCCCAGCAGGAAATCGATCTCCTCCAGCGCGGGACAGCACTGCACCGCCCTGCGCATGGCGACCATGTCACCCAACTGCAACTCGGTTGCCCGCTCCCACTCCGCAGCCTCGGGGGCCTCGCCGTTGTCGCCGCCCTCGACGCACCGGAGTACGCCCAGTTCGATGTCGAGACCGAGGAAGGTGCCGCAGGTGTTCTCGTCGCCTTGGAACTCCCCGAGCGAGGTCGCCGGATAGGACGACTCCAGCCGGGTCCACGCCATCCCACAGAGATCGTCGCAGTTCCACCCGGCGTCAGCGGCGACCACCTCACCGGGCATGACGCCGCAGAAGCACAGTCCATGCGACTCCTCCCCCTCGGGGGTGAGTTCGTTACAGAGGCAGGCCGCGAGATCCGTCAACAGGGCGTAGGGGGTCACCGTTCCACCCTCGGTCGGTGACGGGCCGGGGACCAGATCTTCGGCGGCTGCTTCGGTGCCCCCTCGGGCGCCCAGAGGTCGAGGAAGGCGTCCACCTCGCGGATCTGGGTGCGACCGTCCGGGAAGGTGCCGGAGGCGACCTCGATGGTGACTCCCTGTCGTACGACCGAGGTGGTCCCAGTGGGGAGGCGGCACTTCTTGTCGCCGGTGCACGCCTTCGCGAACTCCATGGTCAGGATCGCGGCTGCGTAGGCCCCGAGTGCGTCGACCGGGTAGGAGTTCAGGTAGGTGACGGTGAAGGTGTTCTCCTCGCCCGGTGCGGCGGAGAGATCCTGACACGACGGGAACGGGCAGTCGTCGGAGCCGGTGTAGACCAGCCGGTCCCCGAGGATCTTCACGTCCGCCACGATCTCGTCCGCGCCCACCAGAACCGAGGTGACCTCCCCGATGGGGAGCGGGAGGGCGAGTTCGCAGAGCGGGCCACAGGAGCAGTCGGTCCGACAGCCGCAGGCGTTCACCCACGAGCCCTGCATGTTGATGTGGGGTGCGAACGCACTCCCGTAGAACCGCCCGTACTCCTCGGCGCACGACGCCTTGCAGGGGCGCACGGTGATAGGGCAGCCGCCGACCCGATAGGCCGTGAGGCGATTCAGGGTTGCGGAGGCGAGAGCGAGAGCCCGCTCCTTCACGTCAGCGGGGAGTTCGTCGAACTCTGCGGTGAAGCACGCGGGATCGGTGGGCCATGGGCAGCCGCCCCACGGGATGGGAAGAACGGACATGTTCGCCTCCTCTGTCCTCTCAGGCTAGACCAGAGCCCCCGACCCAGAGAGGATTGGGCCGGGGGCTCTGGTGTCCGATCACGGTGCGTCGCCAGCGACCCATGCAGCGCTGTCCCAGTGGGCGTGGGAGCCGTCCCGGAGCAGCATGTAGGAACCGGTGTCCCACGCGGTGGCGGGGTCGGCGACGATCCCGGACGACGTCAACTCCGCGAGATCCTCCGGGCCGTAGGAGTTGGCGGGCGTCCAGTCGCCCTGCGTGCCCGCGACCTCGTCGGCGCCGGTGGCGAGGGTGCCCAGTTCCTGAGGCTCGCAGTCGGCCGCAGGCGGTGCGAGGGTCGTCTGGAACGTCACGAGGTGCTTCCCGACCGTGAGCGGCTCGGGGAGCGGCGACGGGACACCCTCGGTGACGATGACGTCGTACGGACCGACGCCCCACTGGGGTCCCTTCTTCGTCTGCGAGCCGGTGATCGTGAAGTTGATCGCGGCATTCTCGACCGAGAAGTCCCCGAGCACACCGGGCCGGATGAACGGGAGCAGGATGTAGCCGTAGGCCACGCCCGAGCCCGGGTCGCAGGCGTCCGACGGGACGCCGGTCCACGCCTCCAGTGCGTAGGCGGCGTCACAGGCGGAGATCTCCGAGTCCATGCTGAACCCGACGATGTCCCCGTCGTTGACGAACACCTCCTGACCGCTCATCATCGCCAGCAGGGACGGGTTCACTCGACAGAACGAGATCTCCACGCCGTAGTTCTGGAACTTGGGGCACGGGGTGTCGAGGACACAGACGTCGCCGTTAGCGTTGGTGACGTTGATCTCCTCGCCTTCCTCGATGTTGGCAGTGAGGCCGAGGGTGACCACGCCATCCGAGACGATCTGGGAGTCCGGCCCGAGGACCGGATTCCCGCACGCATCGAGACGGGTGATCCGGAACCGGCGACCCCGCACCATGGGGTAGCACTTGTTCGCCATCGCTTACTCCTTGTCCTCGGACTTGGTGGTCTCCGCGCTGGAGGCTGCCTTCTTTGCGGGAGCCTTCTTCGCCGCCTTCTTTGCGGGAGCCTTCTTGGCCGGAGCCTTCTTCTCGCCGAACCCGGCGTCGTCGGCCACCGCGTCGGGGACGACGAAGAGGCCCTTGGAGGTGGTGCGCACCTCGCGACGGTGCACCTTCAACTTCTCCGCAGACGCCAGCAAGAGGGTCGCGGTCTCTTCGGGACTGTCGCCATATGGGACTTCGGTGGTCATCTGTCTCTCCTAGACGCTCTCGGTGGCGAGTGCCGCAGCCACGAAGCACTCGTAGGTGGGTGTGTAGGTCCGTTCCGAGAGGGCCACGAACTCGTTGATCTCCGGAACCTTCAACTGAGGCTGCGAGACGCTGGTCTCGCCCTCACGGATCACCACGTGTCCAGTGGCGAACATCCAGCCCGAGTCCGCAGGGGTGGCGATCGGGCCGCTCTGGGAGTCGTAGCCGCCGCCTGCGACCACTGGGGTGCCGAGTCCGGTCTCCAGCCGGTTGCCGACCCGGTAGACCGCCTGGAGGGCGATCAGCCGGAGGGCGTTGTCCCGGCTCATGTGGATGACCGGAGTGCCGCCGTAGTTCTCGGCGGCGTACTGCTCCAGTTCGGCCAGCGCGTCGACAAGGCTGACGGCGGTGCCGCTGGTGACGTCCACGAGGGCCGGATCCGCGAGGAACACAGCCTGAAGGCCCTCCTCGACCGCCCGGGAGGCCCCGAGGTCCAGAGCGCGGTTGGCGCGCTCCTGAGCCCGCGACCATGCGCCGGGTGCGCGGCACTGGAACAGGTGGTAGACCGGGATCGGGTCTCCCACCACCAGTCCGATGCCGTCGTCGGCGTCCTTCTCGGTTGCCGGTTCCGTCTGCTCGCAGGCAGGCGGGTAGGTCCGCGCTGGGCCGCAGAACTCGGGCTCGTACTGGACTCCGAGACCGATGTGCGGGTCTCCGGGAGGCAGGACGGGCACCGTGTCGAGCAGTGTGTACGACAGCGGCTGGATGGACGGTGCGTCCACGTAGACCGGTGCTGTTGCCATGTCGCCACCTCCTTTCGTCTGATTCCGAGGGGGCCGGGGTGGTGCCGACCCCCTCGGAGATCAGGACGGATCAGGCTTCGGCGCCGAGCCCGCACTCGACGACGTCGCTGGCACCGGTGCGGCCCGCGAGGCAGACCGGGATGGTGACGAGGCTGGCGTCGTTGCAGACGTTCGCGACGAGGAGACCCTGCTCGAAGAACAGGGCGGTGTAGATGTTCGTCGCGAGCGACGCGGCGTCGTAGACCGCGTTCAGGCTGATGACGTCCGAGGTGCCCTTCACGAAGGTGCCCGCCGGGTAGATCAGCGCGTCGAAGGTCTCCGGGTAGCCCTGTGTGACCGCGTTGGCGCTCGTCTCCTGCCAGTCGTAGACGAACTGGACACTGAGGTTCCGGGCGGTGAACTCGGACTGGATCATGGCGTCGGTGATGGCCGACTCTGCTCCGCCGTTGCGGAGTGCGAGGTCGGAACGGATCGCGCCCTTGACCCAGAACGGGACGGCCACTTCGAGCGTCGCGTTCTGCGACAACTTGTAGACCTGCCGCATCCGGTCACCGATCAGGGTGAGGTTCGCCAGCGTGGACGCTGCCGTGCCACCGAAGTCGTTCACGGTGAGCGCGGTGCCCGCGAGGGTCGTCATGCGGGCCAGCACCTCGGCGTTGACCTTGTGCGCGTGGGCGACCATCGAGCCCGCCAGCCAGCGCCGGACCAGTTCCGGATAGGCGGAGTTGGTCAGGATCGGCGCCTTGATGCAGAGACCGATCGCATCCAGCCGCTCCTCCTCGAAGTCGGGGCACGGCACCTCGAAGCAGTCCTTCGCCGTCCCGGCGATGGCCTCTGCCTCGGTCTGGAGGAACCCGACATTGGAGTAGATCGTCGAGAAGTCCGGACCCTTGGTGAAGTTGATGCCGCCCCGGGTCACGTTCACCTCGGCGATCGACAGGATGCCGTCGAGGGTCTCGGTGACACACAGGTCGTAGAGCGTCTCGGACGGTGCGCACCAGCCACCGGCGGCGACGAGCGACTTGTTGGTGAGTCGCTGCTCGTTGGCGGCGTACTCCAGCACGGCCATGTCGTTCCGGTCACCGTGGGCGACCAGTTCGGGCTCGAAGTCCATCTTGAACTTCGCGACGCCGTAGTGCTGGAGGTTGACCGACCGTCCGTCACCGGACGGTGCGGAGAAGCCGCGCATCCGGTTGATCAGCGCGGTGCCGACCTCGTCCATGGAGAGGTTCTGGCCGTTGGAGAAGTTGGGGACGTCCGCTGCGGCGGTGATCGTCACCGGCGTCTTGGCCGGAGCCTTGGGGCGCTCGACCTTCTTGGAGACGCGGGCAACACGGGACGCAGCCTTGGTGGCGACCGGGGTCTCCTCGGTCTCACCTTCGGTCTCGTCCTCGACTGCGGCCTCCTCGACCTCGTCGGCGGCGGCTTCGACCTCGACGGCTTCGGCCTCGTCCTCCTCGACCTCATCCTCGGCGGAGAACTTGGTACGCAGCGCGGCCTGACGGTCGGCGAGGCTCTGGGCCTCCGCTTCCCGCTTGTCGATCTCGGTCTGCGCGGTGGCAGCGTCGTCGAGCGCCGCTTCGGCCTCTTCGACCTGCGCGAGAGTGGGTGCATCGAGGTCCGCGACCGCACGGGCAGCGGCTTCCTTCTCCTCGACGATCTGGGACAGTTCCTCGATGCTGAGGTTCTCGATGTCCATTGGAGTCTCCTGACTCGAATAGGGAGGTAACAGACGAACATGTCACCCGGCCTACGGCCAGAGGAGACTTCCTGAATCAGAGACTAGTCCACGAACATGAGGGTTGGGAAGAAGGGATCGGCCACCGGCGTGTCACCGAAGCCGAGCAGTGACCTTCCCGGCGCCGTGCCCGGGGAACATTCCGTAGGTGCGCTTCTGCTCGAACCGGAAGTTCGAGCCCCACGCCATGCCGTCAACCTTGCCGGTTTTGGCGTACCGGTGGGTGATGTGCTTCTTCACCTCACGACGAGTCAGGTTGAAGTCCCCGATGGCGACACCGTTGGGGTGCGCTTTGATCCAATCCCGGACGAACCGTGCGCCCTCTCGGTTCGCTGCCTTGTTTTTGCCGCCGGTCCGGAACAGTGCCCCCATCCAGCCACCCGGAGATCCGTGGAACCCGAGGACGTCGAACTCCTCGCCGTCGGGCTGCACGACGTGGGCCTCGATGAACTCACGAGGCGCACGCTTCCTGAGGTTCCGTCGGTTCGGCCCCCACCACCACGGCTCGGTCATCTTGTGGACCTGCCGGGAGGTGACCCGGTCGTTGACGATCAGGAACACGTCCGTGGCGCCACCGGCAGTGGCGAAGTCGTGCCGGTCGGCGAAGTTCCGCAGGTGCTTCTCGGCCCGCTGCCACTCAGTGAAGGCCGCGACGTGGAAGTGCCCGAACTCCGCAAGTGGAGCGAACCGCTCCCCATCGAGGTTGACCGTGGCCCCCTTGATACGGCTGGCGGGCCTGATCATTTTCCCGCCTCGTCCTCCATGGCCTTGCGGTGCTTCTCGAACTCGTCGAGGCTCTTGGCCGCACGCCGCAGGGCGCGCCGCATCGACCACTCCTCGCCGGTCTCGGGATCGGTGTAGACCTTCGTGGACAGGATCGCGTCGGCGATCTCCTGTGCTGTTGCCATGTCCTCTTCCTCCTGTTGCTGTGCGGGGTTGCTCTCCAGCCACGGCGTGAGCCAGCGGATGAACTGCTTGATTCGATTCGGGCCGGGGCACGACTTCGCCACCGGTGTCCATGGCGACGGCGAGCCCCACATGGTGTGGTAGCCGATCCCGGAACCGGTGGGGCTGTCGCAGACCGTCAGTGGGATGGCACCGTTGGTCTCCTCGTTCAGCCACAGCAGCAGACGTTTGATGGCCCGTTTCTGCAAGGGGTTCCACCAGCCTGTGCCCCATCCTGCTGTCTCGATGGAGATGGCGAAAGCGTTGGCCTTGTAGTTGGCATCGGCTTCTCGGAAGATGCTCCGGTACTGCTCGACCTTCCCTCGCCAGTTGACGTAGAAGTGCGACTCGATCCCACCAGAGCGGTATCGGAAGAACTCGTACAGCGATGCCGCCATGGAGACCGCGACATGCAGGATGGCCGCTCGTGGCTCGATCGGCGGGTCATTCGAGCCCGCAGGGATGAGCCGGAGTCGGGCTTCGGGGTAGATGCCGCGAGTCATGGGCTGCTCCTCGTCCTGTGCGGTCATCAGGGGCCGCATCTTCGACAGCATAGCGAGAGAATCCATCCAGAGCGGGAAGGCTTGGGGGTTCCGCATCCCGAGGCGTGACAGGAGGACAGGGCGCCAGAGATCCGCCCCGTCGCTCACTTCTGACCCTTGGCCTTGCCTTTGCTCTTCCCCTTGCCCTTGGTTCCGCTCTTCCCGGGGGACGTGTCCTCGGGCTTCTCGTTCTGGCTGGGCTTCTTGTTCTGGCTGGGCTTCGGGGACGTGTCCTTCGGCTGCCGTACGAGAATCCGGGGTGGCTCGACCACGGACAGGAACCGGGTGGGGATCTCGATTCCGTTCTCGTCCAGCCATGCCAGCAGTTCCTGCTGGCGACCGGACAGTCGCTCGATGTACCCCGTCAGTGCCCGTCTCTCTCGCTGTGCTGCTTCGCGGTCCTCCCGCGCCTGCGCCCGGTCGTCAGCGGCCTGCGCCCGGTCGACAGCCCCCTGACGGGAGCGGCTGTCGAGACTCTCGATCAGGTGGTCGATCCGCTCGTCCTTCACCTGTGATGCCTTCACGCCGCTGTATCCGACGAACGACAGGTACGCCACCATCACCGCGCACGCCAGAGCGAGCCAGAACCTCCAGTCCAGCGTCCTGACGAACTTGTTGCCGTGCATCAAACGACACCGCCTCCGTTGGCCTGCACCAACACCACAGTCAAGAGCGCAAGGATGACGGTGCCCACGGCAAGGCGGAGCGCCCATAGCAGCCAGCCGTCGTGCTCCTCCACGTCGTCGGCGACGACCTTGATCTCGCGCCGGATCGACGTAATCTCCTGATCGTGGACGTCCTTGCGGACATAGGTGTCGGCGATGTCCCGCCGAAGTTGCTCCATGGTCCGGGTCAGATTGTTGACCGACTGAATCAGCAGCCCTACGTCACGGTGCTGGAGTTCCAGCCCCTCTGCTGCCCTGTCTGCCCGGTCGCTCTCCTCGTTCATCACAGCCCCTTTCCGCTGAAGGCCAGCACGATAGACAGAACCGTGGCGAGCGTGGCGATGGCGCCCAGCAGATAGACCCACATCCTGTTCGCGCCGAGACTGCGGCCCTCCATGAGGTCGAGTCGTCGAGTGGTCCCCGCAACAATCTCGACTAGACCCTCGAACTGGTCGCGGGTGACGAAGGTGGCGGTCTGGTCGGTGAGTGCTGCCCGGAACTCGTTGACGCTCTCGAACCTGAGTTTCGTGGCTTCCTCCGCCTTGGTGATGGCGGAGTCCTGCGCTCTGGCGCGCTCGTCGAGAATGACCATCAAGAGACGGAGGTGCTCGTCGTAATGCTCCTTCAGTGTGTCGACATCCCAGTTGGCACCCCGAGTGTCGCCACCCATGCCGTCACGTCCTTGACTTGGGCTCGCGGTCCCGGTTGCGGACACTGTAGACCCCCGCCGAGGTGACGACGCAGGCCACTGCCACCGTCCACCACTCGGCCTGAGTGATGGCGGTGCCGCCGTCGCTCTGTGCAGTTACAGAGGCACCGACGATCACCGCACCCGGAGCGATGAAGCCGACGATGGCCTTCCAGAACTCCCCTGCGCGCCGCATCATCCGACGACCTTGCTGTAGGAGCCGCCGTGGCGGATCTTCGCGGCCTTGGCCTCGACTTCCTTGTCATAGACGGTCACCTTGCCCGTCGGCGACACGTACCGGTACCGGTAGGTGCGGTTCTTCGATCCACAGGACCCACAAGCCATCGTCCTACTCCTCTCCCAGTCGGGCCTTCAGGCCCTCGATTCGATCCCCGTGCGTCCGGTGACGCAGGGCCTGGGTCCGCCTCTTCGCCTCGGCACGCTCCTCGATGCGGGCCAGTACCTCGTCGGTGAGCGCACTGAGGTCGATGGTGCTGTCGTTGGTGACGATGCCTGCCGCGACCATGGCGACACGGTGACCGCCGCTGGACGCAACCTGAAGCCGGGGGATGGGGAACCCTCCGGCGTTCACGGCGAGCGCGTGGATCAGTTCGAGTTGCCCGGACCCGCGCCGCACCTCGCGCCAGTCCCCGGAGAGCCCGCCGGAGGCGAGCAGTTCGGCGACCTGCGCGTCGGTGACGCCGTCCCGGAGTGCTCCGGCGACCCAGATGCCGCAGGTGTCCTCTCCGGCGGCGACGTCGGCGATGACGGCACTGGTGGAGTCGTAGTGCTCGGTGGCAGCCCGCCACGACTTCCGGGGACCGGCGTGCCCTCCACCGAGGGAGATGCTCCCGACCGGCACCTGACCGTCGTCGGTCTCGATGACGCCGTTGCAGAAGTAGGCGTAGTTCGTGACGGAGTGGGGTGGCTCCACACACTCGCCGTCGAAGCCGATGTGGCACACGCCCCACTCGGCGAGGTGGCCGTAGATCTGGCCGTCCTCGGTGATGGTGATGGCGGTGGGCTGATCCAGTCCGGGGTCGGAGAACCACTCCCGGGGCGGCTTGGTTCGCGGAGCGGACGCAGTCAGCGAGGCGACCTTCTCCTCGTCCTCGATGCCCACCTCCACTTCGCTGATCTCAGTGGATGCGGTCATGGCTCCTCCTGTGGGGAACTGGGATGGAAGGTGATCGGTGTCACTGTTGCCCTCTGTTCCGGGCGTGAGGTCCGCGAGCGCCTCGGCATCCTCCAGTGCCCAATCCTCGGGCAGTTCGATGTCCGGGCACCCGAGGGCCGACTTCCGCTTCCGGATGTGGCGCTTCACGGCGGCGGGATCCTTGGCGCGACCGATGGCCTGAATCGCGTTCTTCAGGTCCCCGCAGTTCGCGATCGGGTAGGACCCGTCCGGCATGGCGGCGCCGGAGTCGGCGAGTCGCTTCCGCTCCTCGGGGGAGACGTCGCGGAACTCCTCGGCGTCCCCGTCAGGGATCTCGTGACTGGCGACCGGCACCTGCGCCAGTGCCTCCTCGGAGAACTCCCCGAGGGCTACGAACGCCTCGGCGAACGCAGGGATGCTGACCGTGGACGCGGAGCAGACGCGGGCGTCGAGGAAGTCAGTGGTGCCGTCCTCCATCTCCTCGATGGCGAACTCGTCGAGGTCGTCGGCGTCGATGGAGACGCCGTAGCGCCCGAACTCGCCGACCAGCGCGACCCACTCATCGGCCTCCGGAGTCTGGAGGGCATGGCCGGATCCCCACACCAGACCATTCTGGCGCCAGACCTTCTCGATCTTGGCGACAGTGACGGAGCCGTCATGTCCGGAGCCGGACACCTTCTGCCACGTCAGGGGGAGGGGCAGGGACCGCATCCGGAGCGACCCCTCGCGGAATCGGCGGCGGTCACCGGACTTCTTGCCCTCGGGCGCAAGTACGCCGAACCACGGCATCGGAGCGACGGGCTCCTCGGTGACCTCGGTGGCCTCTTCGTCGGTCATGGCTGCTCCCAACTGGAACTCGGTCTGCTCGTCACGATGCCACAATGCGAGCCGGTCGAAGTGGATCTCGGGCAGTTCGGCAGCGGCAGCGCGGTCCTCGTCGGTGACCTCGTCCCCGTACCCGAGCGTGACGTGGGGGGTGAAGAGCGGCCACTGCTTGATGGCCTCGAACGGCTCCCGCACCGCGTCGGCGTTGAGCAACTCGGTGCGGACACTCTGGATGTCCGAGTCCGTGGACAGGAGTACGACCTCGGCCTGCGGGTCGTCGTCACCGAGGTGCTCCAGTCGCTCGACACCTGCCCGGAAGGGCTTCATCAGGGGCGCCACGTCGGCGAGGTAGTCCGCGATCCCCTCGGCGGAGTCGACCTCGCCGAGGAACACGAGGGTGGCGTGCTTCTGCTCCGGGCCGATGTCGTGGATCGGCGAGTCGGCGGCAGGGAGCGCGACGATGACGGTGGAGGTGTTCTCGGGCATCAGATTCCCGACCTTTCGCACCACTCGGCGAGGGCATGGCGGGTGTGGGGCTCACGGTTCGCCATCAGGGCGGCGCAGTAGCCGTTCAGGGCGGTGATGATGTCCTCCACCCGGTCCTCGTCGGCAAGTCCGCTCAGCACCACCGGGGCGGTCGACCATGCGTCCTCCAGGCACTTCGCCTTCGAGCCGTTGGCGGACAGGATGGTGTGGGCCTCGAATGCTGCGCCCGGTGTCTTGGTCTCGTGCATGTTCCGCAGCCGGTTCCCGGCCCGCTCCAGTGCCCGCAGGACGAGCGACTCGTAGAGCGGCAGCAGAACGGACTCTTCGGGCGTCCGGGGCCGGGTGGGGTGATCTTCGAGGCTGGGCGGCTGCGGCGCCTCTCCTCCGGGGGACTCATTGCCGGTGTACTGGACCAACAGGTCGATGCCGAGCAACCTCAGTGCTCCGCCGACCTGTTCCGGTGACGGGGAGCCGGTGGCGACCTTCCGGAGCGTCCAGTTCCTCCGCTCAGTCTCATCGGGGGCATCGGTCTCGTCGAAGCCGTTCTCGGCCCGCAGTGTCTCGGCCTTGACCTCGCCCTTCTCGTACAACTCCATCGCCTCCTTGCTGCGGTCGGGCCGCAGCCGGAGGGCGGAGGTGTCGAACAGCAGGTAGTCGCCGTCCTCGGAGAGATTGTCGAGGTACTTCGTCTGGATGGCCTGAGTGAGGACCTCCAGCATGGGTTCGATGTGCAGTTTGATGCTCTGCTCTTCGAGTTGCCATGCCCCCCAGTGGGAGATGCCGTTCGAGTTGCCGCCGCCGGTGCCGTCGTTGCTGGACATTCCCAGCACCATCTCCGGCGGGAGGTCCATGCCGAGGGCGAACTGAGTGATGGCGTCGCGCCGCATCTCCCGGGCATTCTCGTCGAGGTCGGTCCAGAACGTCAGGTGCTTGATGTCGCCGATGCTCTCCGGCGGCACACTGATCACCAGCGGCACGTGCGCGGCAGGGGACGAGGGATCCTTGATCGGCTCCAGCATGTCCTCGCCGAGGGTGAGCATGAAGGCGTCCGCGTCGTTCGCGAACTTCTGCTCCTTGCCGTTGATCGGGGGCGGCGGAGGGAAGGTCATTCCGTCGGGCAGGACGAGGATTCCGGCTCCGGTCAGACGGGCGATGGCCTGCGTGCGGATGTACCGACTGAGCCACTCGGTCTCGTCGAGGACCGTGAGCAGCGACCGGAACGGGGAGTCAGCCTCCCACTGTGACAGCGGGTCGCGGATCCAGATCCGGATCACGGTGTCGTCCTCTTCGAGGGCGATGTCGACGCCGGTCTCGGGGTTCCTGATCCTCCAGCCGGTGCTGTCGCCAGTGACCTCCTTGATCGAGTAGATCCCCCACTCATCCCCGGCGGGAGTGGAGCGCCCGACCAGATAGCACTCGCCCGCGACGATCAGGTGAACGCCTGCGGATTCGAGAATCTCTGCCTGACCTCGCTTGCCGCTGAACAGTGCGTTCAGGTCGTCGACCGTCCCGCCGCTCTCCCGGCGCTTCCCCTCGCTGTCGGCGACGAACAGCACGGAGCGGGACATGGCGTGCCCGAAGTAGCGGGCGGCGAACCGGGCGATGCCGGAGTTCCGGTAGTGGTGGTAGGCGCGTTCCTGCCAGTCCTTGGACGGCAGCATCACGGGCGACTTGCCCGTGTAGCGACGAGCAGAGGCGACCAGCGACTTCGTGGTCTGCTCTACGTTCTTCGGTCGTGGCACCTGTGCTCCTAGGCCGGGGGTACGGAATCAGAGTAGATGATCAGGGCCTCACTCTGGCTCATCGTAGGACAACAGCGTGCTGCCAGCCTGCGAGAGTGCCATCCAGCCCCAGAATGCCCACCATGACCAGTGCAGGTCTGAGTAGTACGCCCACGCGAGGCAGATGGCTGCGACGTAGGGCTGCGCACACCAGAGGCAGGTGACGACTTTGCCCCACGTCTCGGCGACCAGCGCCAGCACCCGGACCCGGATCCACTCGGCGGGCGGGAAGGCGTCGAAGGTTGCGATCCGGGTGACGCGGGCGGTGCCGAACACCGCGATGACGGCGGCGAGCACGAACTGGTTGGTGGTCAGGTCCATGGGAATCCTCTCGATGGTCCCCCGCTGCGAGCGAGGACTTGGGTGGGTCGGGAGATGGTGCTCGGTCCACCGCCACGGAACAGGTCGGTGAGCCCGTGGACGAGGGCGTCGACCCGGTTGGGAGACGGCCCCTGCCCGGGAACCCACGTCAGTTGCTCGTCCTCCAGTTCGGCAAGGTCGCCGCCCTGAACGTGATGGACGCGGCCTCGCTCGTACTGGGCAACGATCGGTTCGGCCCGAATCGCCTTCCCGCGCCGGGACTGCACCGTCTTGACACGGAGGGTCTCGTCGGCAGAGGTGTCGATGACGTACTGGACCATGTCGCCGCCGAAGTTCTTCTCGGCCACGACCGCGTCGGCGCTCCACTTCTCGTAGGCGCTCCAGACCTTGCGACCCCACAGGTGGGGCGAGTAGACGCCGGTGTAGTCGGCGAGGACGTACGCTTCCTCTCCGACGATGCCGACGACGATGATCCCGGTCTCGTCGGAGCGGTTGTTGGCGGAGCCTGCCGGGTCGACCGCGACCACGATCCGGTCCAGCGGAGGGGCCTTCCGGACGTGCGAGAAGAAGTCGACCTCCCAGAGCGCTCCCTCGACGTCGCCGAGGATGTCGCCGTGCAACTCCTGCTTGCCGAGACGGGTGCCCTCGTACTTGTCGAGCAGAAGGGTCCGATACTCCGGGTCGAGGTTGTAGAGGTTCGCGTAGGTGGCGACCTTGGTGAGGATCGTCTTGGGGTCCTCGACGAGGGCCTTCATCCACTTCGTGGGGAGCGGAGTGGATGTGGCGAGGATGTGGGAGGGGTTGCCGAGTCGGAGCCCGAGGAGGAGGTTGTGCCAGACGTCCTCGATGAAGTCGTAGTGGGCCGGTTCGTCGAGCCACACGTACCCAGACTGCGGACCACGGAGTCGGTCAGGCTCCTCGGCGGAGAACCCACGGGCGATGGCGCCATTCGGGAAGGTCAGTTTCTTCTTGGACGGCTCCCACTCGGGGCGCCGGTCGGGCGGCGCGGTCGCCATGATCCCCGACGGTCCCTCGACCATGGTCTCGCGGAGGTCAGGGCCGGTGGCACCGATCAGGATGATGTGCGGGACCTTCTCCGCGATCCGGTGGGTGAGGCGGGCGCCAGTTTCAGTGTTGTGTGTCGGGACCATCTCGTTCCCGCACAGGTAGGTGCTGGTCGGTGAGTCGACGGTGATGCACCGGACCGGAACCGACTCGATGGGGTCGATCCCGACGATCATGCGCTGCCGAGATCGTTGGCCCTGTGTTACCGACAGGTCCAGTCGAGACTGTTTGCGCGCTAGTCGGAAGGGCGATTCGTCGGGACGCCAGCAGGTGCGATACTTCGGTCCGATGACGACCCCATCGAGGGTTGCCGTCCCCTCTCGCAGAGTGGCCTTCTGGCCGAGGGAACGGGCAAGTTCCGCCACGCCTTCGGCCAGTTCGAGCCGAGTGGAGCAGAACTCGACCGAGTTCTGGCTCCTGTCTGCATGGCCGTCGGTGTCCATCAGTCCCGCGAGCAGGTCCCGACGCTGCTGGATACTTCCGCGTAGATAGATGGCCGGAACATGCTTGTTCCCCAGTACGCCAAGTTCCCGCAGGCGGGAGTGGAGCGAGCCGTTCTCTGTCATCCGCCCAAGCGAGTCGCGCCTGCTTTCACGAACTCCAATCGGATAGGTGGCACAGTTGGCCCCGGGGACGCGAACTCCGGGGCCGAGAGACTCGCCGAGGTGGCTGTCCATCTCGGCGACATCGTCGTCATGGATGGTGATTCTGGCACAGTGCGAGTTCCCGTCACCGAGCCATGCGCCCAGTGTGTACGGGTCGACGGGCAACTGTGCCTCGGGAAGGTCGAGAGGTTCGGCAAGCCATACGCAGTGGTTCCGATCCCCCCGGGAGCCGACCATGAGCGTGGCGAGCATCTCCGAAGTGGTGATGACGGAGGTGTCCGGCTTCTCGCCGTTCCGATAGCCCTGCTTTCGCTGCCTATGGGTGGAGGTCACCCATAGGTGCTCTGCATCGGCAACCACTGTCGCTCCGTCAGAGAAGCGGACCCTGTAGCACTCCCGTTCGTACTGGACTTCGGTCGCAAAGGTCACGACCGTAGGTTCCCCGAGTGCGTCGAGGACGCAATCACCGACACTGACGTCCCCCATGGTGGTCCAGCCAGACGGCGTGGGTAGCGGGGTGTCGAGGGCCAGTGCCTTCCCGGTCCCGCGTCCGGACAGGATGGCCCACGTCCGCCAGCGGTCCTGCCATGGCGGGGGGCGCTGGTCGGCACGAGCATGGCCGAAGGTCCACGAGTCGATGGCATGACCGGTGGCGCCGCACCCGAACTCCTCGTCGCAGACCCACTTCCCCTTCTCCTCGCGCCACCAGTGCCCGTAGATGTCGCCGGGGCAGGTGGGGCCGACTTTGGTGGCGATGTGAGGGCGTCCGTCACAGAGCGCGTCCTTGCAGTAGAAGGGGCGCCAGTTCTTCATCTCGGTCTGCCGGATGATCTCCAGCGCCTTCTCCTGCGCCGAGGGAGTCCAGTGCTTGAACTCCTCCGGGTCGATGTCCACTACTTGGCTCTCACGACGGCGTGGCGGCGGACACAGTGGTCGCACCAGTAGCCACGGTAGGCGAAGTGGGCGCGACTGCCGTGCGGAAGCCACTTTCCGCAGCCTCCGGCGCAGTACCGGCTCCATCTGACCTTCGCCATGGCTCCATGATGCTCCTCATTCTGTTTCCTCGGCAACTACTTCGGCTTCGAGGATGTCGGCTTCCTCCAGATCGGCACCCTGCGCCTTGCCGAGCAGGCCCATCACCCACTGCTCGATCTCGCTGTCGTTGGGATTGTGGACCACCATCTCGGACGGTGCGTCGAGCCCGAACAGTTTCCGGTGGTCCGCGATGATCTCCCGGGCCTTCCCGACGGCCTGAAGGTGATCTGGGCTGGTCTGGGTGGTGGCCTTGGTCCACACGGATCGCAGCAGGCGCTCCAGACGGCGGTTGGTGAGGGTACGGAGTCGGCTCTTGGCCTCCGGATCGAGGTCCAGTTTCTCCCGGAGTGCCCGGTCGATGGCGTTCGCGGCCTCCTTGGTCGATGCGAAGCCCACGACCTCGACAATGTCCTCCAGATCGGCTCCTGCGACCCGCAGTGCGAGTGCGGAGGTGGCCTTCCGGGAGATGGGACGCTCGACGAACTCCAACTCGGCGCTGGAACTTGTGTGATCGGCCATATTCGTAATCCTAACGGAGCCCATGGAGGACTTGGGCCACTTCATCCCAGTCGGAGGGCCTCCAGAGGTACGTTTCGGCTCCTGCGACCTGAAGTTTCGCCTCCCAGTCCTTCTGTGAGGCGCTCTGGACGCCCTTCTGGGACTTCAGTTCGGCGAAGATGACCCGGTTCCCGACGATCACGAGGTCCGGGAAGCCCTTCGAGGTCACCTGACCCTTGTCGGAGCGCTCGACGTGGTAGCAGAGGAGCCGCAGCCACTCGCAGTAGTCCACGATGCGCTGCTGGAACTGCGCCTCGGTCATGGCAGCCTCCACGCCCACATCAGAAGAGGTAGCGGAACGCCACGACCCACGTCACGATGATCGCGACCGGCAGGAAGGCCAGCACGGAGACGACGGCGAGGGCGGAGACCACGATCTTCCACATCTTCAGCACCTCGACGCGCTCCAGCACGTGGGACATCTGGAACGTCATCATCGCCTGCATCAACTCCTCCGGTCCCATCGGCATCTCACCTTCGAGGTTGTCGGCGATCTTCCGGAATGCGTCGCTCTCGTCGTTCATGCGATCCTCCAGTGGGTGTAGGCGACCCAGGTCAGGCCGCAGTTGGGGCAGGTCCACTTCTCGTGGGGGTTGGGGAAGAGCGGGAGGGGACACTGAGGTCCGATGCCGTCCTCGGGGCAGTCAGGCATGGTCCCTGCCGCAGGCGCAGAGCGTCAGGACGACATTGCCGTCGAGCGACATGACCTCGATGCGCTCGCACTCGGTGACCTCGTAGGGCTGCCAGAACTCAGGCTGGTCGTACATCTCTGTCTCCTCGAAGTCTCCGGACCTCGTGAATCAGGGCACGGATGACATCCCGGTCGGTGTAGTGCGGACGTTCGTCCACCCACCACTGGCCGACCCCGAGGGCGTCATCCCTCGCCGCATCGACGGGGTCCATGCGCTCCCCGTCGCCGTCGATGCGGTAGACCCGGGGGTCGTCGTCATCGGTGGTGCCGGACAGGAAGTCCAACAGTGTGTCGAGCGAGTAGTCGGCGCCGATGATCACCGGATTCCCCGGCGACCCTCCGTGTTCCTCGTCCATCGACAAGCAGGCATCGAGAGCGTGCTCGACGGCAGCAAGAGTGGCGTCGTCGACCGGAAAGGATGGAATGTCACCCATTCTCCTCGACCTCTTCGAGATCGCTGGTGAACCCGACCCGGCGGCGCTTGAAGTCAGGATCCTTCTCACTGGTGACCACCCGCTCGGGACCACCGGTGCGCTCGACACCGCCCGAGCAGTCGGTGTCCCACAGGTAGCGCTGTGCCCACATCCTCATGGCTTCTCCCATCCTGCTGACCGGAGCAGCATCTCCAGTCGATCCTGATCGGTGTGTGCGTGCTGGGTGAACTCGTAGAAGGCGTTCTTCAGGTGCGGCGGCACCGTGAGGGTCAGGGTGGGCCACGAGGCGATGTCGTCGTACTCGGGCTCCATCTCGGCGAGGATCCGCAACTGTTCGAGGTCGGTCTGGTCGTACCCGGTGCCCAGTGTCTCCCGGTCGGTCTGGGCCAACTCGCCGAGCAGGTGGACCAGTTCGGAGTTGTCGTACTCGCCGAGGTCCGCGAGGCGGTTGTCTGCGAGTACGATGCGGCGGGCGGTCATGTCGTCGACGTCGAGCCAGACGACGGGGATCCGTGATGCCCCCAGCGACAGCGCGGCGGCGTAGGTGTGGTTCCCGGCAAGGATGTGGCCGGTGGACCGCTGCACGTAGACCGGGCGGTACATGCCGGACATCTGCATGGAGATCGCGATGGCCTCGGTGTCGCCCGCCCGGGGGTTCCGGGGGAACTGGGCGAGTTCCTCGACCGGCGTCAGGAGTGGTTCGAGGTCGTCGTGGATCAGGAGTCGGCCCTCGGTGATCATCAGTTCCTCCATTCGTCGTTCACGGGGCCGAGGCAGGCCAGTGCGTAGAGCCCGTTGAGTACGGCGAGCCCGAGGAGCCACGGGTTGCCGGTGGCGGCGAAGAGGCCAGCACTGACGGCACAGATCACGGCGGTGACGGTGAACAGCAGGGTAGGGATCATCGCCGGGTCGCCTGCCGTTCGACCCTGAGCCGCACGAACCCGGCGTCCTCGACCCGGCAGGAGCGGAAGTCCCCAGTCTCGGGATCGAAGCGCATGTAGACCTTCTCGAAGGTCTGCATGCCGGAGAGGTCGAAGCCCTTCTGTTCGGCGTAGGCCTCGATCTTCTCCGTCATGGCGTCCCGGAACACCTTTTCGCCGCCCTGCTCGAACATGTGCATGGTGATGACCTGTGCGAGGTGGAGGGTCTGGGGCTTCATCGGCCCTCGCTCCATTCGGCTCTCAGTCCGACCAGCCGGACATCGGGGTGATTGCCGTAGTCGAAGAGGATCGCAGAGATCGCCGCTCCGGCGGGGACCTTGGTGAGCCACTGGAACACCTCGTCGCTCCGCAGCAAGTCGTTCTCGGTGCGGATCTCGGCTGTGCAGTTCACGTCCATCACCACCACTCCTCATCCCAGACGTCGGCGTCGTCCCACCGGGAGGCCCGGTGCTCATGGACGGTGGGGATCGAGTGGAGGCTCGGCGTGAACTCGATCCCGATATAGGAGTACAGCGCCTTGCTGGTGCCAGCCCGGTAGACGTGGACGTCCCAGCCGTTGCTGAGCGCCTCGATGCAGGCGATCTCGACGGTGAGGTGCTGCCGCTTCAGCAGCATGTCCACGGCCTCCCGGATCAGAGCGAGGTGCTCGGTGTGGAGTGACGCCCCGAAGTCGATCCCTCCCCGGCGCACGGACATCGTGGGGGGTTCGACGCGGGGGAACCCCACAGTGTCGAACATCTTGATCGGGGCGCACCAGCCACCCGTCGTGCAGAGGTCCTCACCCATCGGTCTCGCTCCTGCCTCGGGGGGCGTCGAACCCGACGGCGATGCAGAGCGCCGCGACGGGGACGAGGAACAGGAACAGCGGGTCGACCAGCAGCCCCACGCCGACGAGGAACGTGGCACAGAGCCCGCCGACGAGGAACGCCATCTTGGTGACCAGTGTCATCGCTCCTCCAGGGTGTCGATGTGCTCGATCACGACAGTGCCGTCGCGCTTGTGGTAGCCGGAGACGATCACATCGGGTGTGAAGGTGCCCCCGGGATCCATCGCGACGAACCGCTTCCGGCCCCGGATCCGGTCCCAGAGCCGCAGGGCGTGGTGCCTCACAGGGAGTCCCGGAGGTCGCGGATGTCGAAGTCACCGTCGGTGATCACCAGCGTCATCGGCTCCGCCTCGGTGGAGGTGGTCCGCATCGCGGTGGAGGCGGACAGCGCGATGGCATTCAGCAGGGTCTCGACCGGATGGGTCTCGGACTCGATGGTGATGCTGACGGTGGCCTCGTCGTGGGTGAAGGAGAGGTCGATGGAGTTCATGTCATTTCCTTTCCGCAGGTGCAGCGCCAGACGGTGACGGACTGCCCGCCCCGCATCTCGGTACGGACCTCGGTGTCACGGGTGTGGCGGTGAGGTCGGGCCTCCCGGATCAGGTCCCGCACGAACGCCGACTTCCCCAGCCGTCCGCGACAGGATTCGAGGTGCTCCCACTCCTTCTCGGTGAGCCGGAGGCTCAGATGCCGATCCATGTCCATATGTGCGACATTAGCACACGTACCCCGGATTTGTAGCACACGGGGTCACTCCGCCTGAGCCTTCCGCCAGTGCAATAGCATCCACCGCAGCCACTCCGACCGCGACAGATGCCCCCGCGCCGCATCCACCGCAGCCACCTCCCGATCCGACAACCGCACCGCCACCACCGTCGACCGTGGAGATGTGGACCTCGGCCTAGCCACCGGTCCACCCCTCACCCCGACAGGTACGGCACACCCGCCCGTTCACCACACCCTCACCAGCGCAATCCACACACGTCTCAGGCTCCATACCGCCCACTGTAAACCGAAACACCACCCAAGAACACCCAGAACCACACCCCACCCACACCCCGTAAACAGAAACCCAGTGAGGGTAGAACACAGGCAACAGGACGACCTGCGGCTTATCCCCTGACCCCCCCGGGGGAACCGGGGAGGCTGGGGGGC